GTGCGCAATCAATCTCTCTCCCCAAGATCAAATTTTCGATCATTGGGTGGTGCATGATGATCAAACAAAAGCCCCCACTCAGTTGCCCGAGCTGCCGCGAGACGCTTAACCGAAAGCTCCGGCATTGCGAAACTTCGGGCTGCAACTGGCTTTGGTGTAACGCATGCAAAGCCTTGGTTGGCCCGTACGGCTTCCGGGCTGGCGGCAAAGTCGAGCCACTTACTTGATCAATTCTACCACCCTGACCGAGAGATCTTTGACCACGGTCAGAGATCTCTCGGGAGGTGGCGATTTTGTCGATCCTCCTGGCAGGGCCCACAGAAGCCCCCGAGCCGTCCGAGGTTTTGGGACGTACCACCCCCCGCATCTTCACCCAACCGCTCGTTACGGGCCCACCTGGGCCTTGTGGCTGCGGTTGTGCGCTGGACGAGGCCACATCTGAAGGTTTCGCGGTCGATGGCTTCGCTCGCGAGGTTCTGAAACGGCCACTCGACCCGTGGGAGCGCTGGCTTGTCATTCACGGCATGGAGCGATTGCCGAACGGATGGCCACGCTTCCGGCAGCTTTTGATCTTGGTCGCGCGACAGAACGGTAAGACACACGTCCTAGTCGTGCTCAGCCTCTACTGGCTTTGGCGATCTTCGAACCGGATCGACCCGTTTTTGGTGCTGGGCACCTCGACCAAGCTCGATATGGCGCAGGAACCGTGGAAGAAAGCCGTCCGCATCGCTCGCGCCACTCCTGATCTTGCTAAAGACATCGCCTATCGCGGTGCTGTTCGGCAAGCTAATGGTGAGCAGACCATCGAAACTCCGTGGGCTGCGCGCTACAAGATCGCGGCAGCGAACGAAGAGGGCGGAAGATCTTTAACGATCAACCGACTCATCGAAGACGAGATCCGTCAGCATCACAATTACAGCGCCCACGAGGCTGCTGACAATGCGATGAACGCTGTTGATGATGGTCAGGCGTGGGCGATCTCCAACGAAGGCGACGTGAGATCAATTGTCCTCCATGATCTTTACGAGAGTGGACTCAGATTCATCACCGATGGCGAGGGTGATGGTCGTCTCGGACTCTTCGCTTGGAGCGCGGAGCCGGGCTGTGATCTTCTTGATGTTGAGCAGACAGCGCAAGCCAACCCCAATCTTGGTCGCCGGATCTCCTGGGAGAACCTGAAAGGCAAGGCCGAGCGGGCAAAACAGGCCGGTGGCGAGCAGGAAGCTCATTATCGGACAGAGATCTTGTGTCAGTACGTCCACCACCTTGAGGGCGGCGGGGTCACGATGGACAACTGGGCACAGACCGCCAAGCACGCCGAGAAAGATGATCTTGGACCTCCGGTCTTTTTCGTCACCATCGGTAAAGATCTTCAATCCGCATCGATCGCGCTGGCCGCTGATCACTATGGCATCCCGTACGTCGAGCTGTGTGATCATCGTCAAGGTGTCTCGTGGGTGACCGCTCGAATCCGAGAATTGCTTGATCGTTACCCAGATTCGATCGTCGGTGCCTTCGCGGCCGGTCCTATGCGATCTTGGGTGCCTTCGCTGAGCGAATTTGAAGTTGATCTTGAGCTTTTCAACACCCCGGAGACGATCTCCGCGTGTGCGCATCTTCAAAAGTTGTCCGAGACTCTCGGCTTCACGCATGAACCCGATCAATTCACGACCGACTCGCTGCGAAATGCCGAACGAAGATCACTCGACGGCGGCGCTTGGGTGTGGGACTGGAAGTCCTCTCGTGGTGATCTTTCTCCCATCGCAGCAGTGACGGGGGCCCTCTGGCTCTTGGAATCCAACGAACCCGCTGATTTGTGGGCTTTCGAAGAGTGATCTTGAAAGGAATTGATCTTCATGCCTTATGTCCAGGTTCGTAAGAGCATTGCCTCGGTCGTACGCGGCGCTGGCACGACCAACGGCACCGGCATTGCCGTTACCGACTCCGATCAGGTCACTGCCTTGATCGTTGCCGGAACGATTGCTGACGGTTCGCACGTGATCAGCTTTGAAGAGTCCGATGTGGTCGGCTCGGGTTACACCGCGATCCCGGCTGGACGCGTTTTCGGCACCGCTCCAACAATCGTTGTGGGCAACACCCTTCAGACTTTCGTGCTCGATCTTCAGACTCAGAAGGCTTTCGTACGCGCGGTGATCACCACAACCGGTGGCACAGTGGCCAACATCATCGGCGCATACTTCCTGTCAACCATCGGAATTGATCTTCCTCCGGTAAATAGCCCGACTCTCTAAACGATCACGACGGGGGGTCGATCTTGACCTACCGGCGAGTACTCCAAGATCAACTAAAAGCAGCGTGGTCGGAGCTTGATCAAGCCCTTCTCAATAAAGACGCGGCAGCGGAGGAAAGGGTTCGCAGAACGATCAAGGACATAAGACTCGATATTGCTTGGGTCGACCGCAGACAAGATGCCAAGAAGGCAGGTGATCAGCGGTGACTTGGGTTGATCGTATTCGATCATGGGCAACGCAGCGCGACGAAGAGCGCTACACCATGAACGATTGGTTGTCCTGGCAGGGCTTCCCGAGCTACAACAGGCAGGGCCCGATCCAAACACTGACCGGCGAAACAGTCGAGCCTGCCGATGGCACCTTCGAGGGCAATACAACCGCATCTTTCACGCAGAATCCGGTGATCTTTGCGTGCATGAGCCTTCGAGCGCACGTGTTCAGCGCGATTCGGTTCCAATGGCAGCTCATGGTCGACGGCCGACACAATATGTTGTTCGGCAACGAGCAGCTAGAGATCTTGGAACGGCCGTGGTTCGGTGGCACGACTCAAGATCTTTTGAATCGGGTGATCACCGATGCTGATCTTGCTGGCACCTGCTACCTGACGACCGGTCTCGATCTCAACGGACGCCGAGAGATCATCCGGCTTCGGCCCGACTGGGTTGACGTGCTCATGGAGCCATTGATCATTCGCGGCGCTCAGGCCGGTTGGCGCAAGCTCGGCTGGGCTTACTGGGAAGGCGGACGTAATTCCGGCAACGATCCGGTGATCTTCACTGTTGGCGACAGCAAAACGACGCCGGAAGTGGCGACGTTCACTCCCATGATCGACCCGCTCGCGAATTGGCGCGGCATGTCTTGGCTGACTCCGGTGATCAGGGAGGTCCAGGCGGACGCGTTGATGGTCACGCATCGCCGGAAGTTCTTCGAGAACGGTGCGACGCCGAACATGATCATCCGCTACCCGGCTACCGCCAAGATCAGTCAAATCAAAGAGATGAAAAAAATCTTGGAGCCGGAGCATGCCGGAGTCGAGAACGCCTATAAGCGCCTCTACATCGGTGGTGGCGCGGACGTGACCGTTGTGGGCACCGATTTTCAAAAGATGGACTTCAAAACGGTGCAAGGTGGCGGCGAAACGCGTATTGCTGCGGCTGCTGGTACGCCGGTTGTCCTGGTCGGCCTCTCGGAAGGCTTGCAGGGAAGCTCTCTAAACTCCGGCAACTACCAGCAAGCGCGGCGGCGGATGGCTGACATCACGGCTCACCCGCTGTGGCAGAACATTTCGGGCTCGTTGGCGATCTTGCTCGGCACTCCACCTCCACCAAGATCAGCAAAAGTTGATCTTGGACCGAGGGATACCGGCGCTGTGCGGCTTTGGTACGACGCGCGCGACGTGGCCTTCCTCCGCGAAGACGAAAAGGACGCGGCCGAGATCAGGGGAGCCGACGCGGCAACGATGCGGCAACTCCTAGACGGCGGTTTCGAGCCTGAATCGGTGGTGGCGGCGATCTTGGCCGAGGATTTCGGGCTCTTGAAGCACACCGGAATGTTCAGCGTTCAGCTACAGCCTCCGGGCACCGTGGCGAAACCGATCGGCGCTGCCCCGGAACAGCCAGCGATCACTACTGGCCCACCGAAGCAGCAAAAGGCACTCCCAAAAGCACCGAGGCACAACAGACCCGGTGATCATCCGAGCGGAGCTGCCAGAAAGGGCTTAGGCGTTGTTCCGATCGATTCTGATCTTGCTGCTGGGTTTGCGAACGGCAGTGCGTCACCGCATCTGAGAACAGCATCGGATGGGCGAACAGTCTTCACTCCCGAGCGGCAAGCGCTTCATGATCGTCTTGTCACCGAGGCTCTTGGCGACGCAACCCCGGTCGCAAACCCGGAGTTCACGATCATGGGCGGCGGGCCAGGTTCGGGCAAGACCACCTTGGTCAAGTCGGGGAAAGTTCGCGTGCTCAACGAGAAAAACGTTGTCATGACGAACGCTGACGATTTCAAGGCCAAGCTTCCCGAGTACAACGCCATGATCAAATCCGGTGACAAGTCAGCGGCAGCGTTCAGCCATGAGGAGTCGTCCTATCTGGTGCGGCGGACTCAGGCTGCGGCCCTAGAGCGTGGACTCAATTTCACTCTTGACGGCACGGGGAACGGCACGCCTTCCCACATGGAAGCCAGGATCAGCGCAGCAAGATCAGCAGGCTACAAGGTCAACGGAATCTACGTTTCGATTCCGACCAACGTCGCCGTGGCACGTGCTGAGGCACGCGGCCAACGGTCGGGCCGCTTCGTTCCGGAGACCTTCCTTCGGAAGTCGCATTCCAATGTCTCGAACACGTACGCGGCGGTTCACCCGAAGTTCGACACCGCTGAGGTTTACGACATGACGGAAAAAACGCCGAAGCTTCTGAGTTCTTGGGACGGCAAATCTCTGAACGTTGCTGATCAAGACGGCTGGAACGCTTTTCTGGCTAAGGGAAGCGAGTGAGTTGATCATGACAGTCGATACCAGAACCATGGAAAAGATCTTGACCCAGGTCGTCCTCGGTGTGCTCAAGGAAGACTCGCCTTTCCCGCTAAACGACGAAGAGTCGATCTTGTGGGATCAGCTCGATGCGGAAGTGACCGCTATCGACGGAATCGTGGAAATTCCGGACACGGAAGTGCCCGATGTCGAGATACCGAATCCGGTCACGGCGAAAAAGCCCCCAGAGCTGATCCCGAATCCACACCTGCCCGCAGGAAAGGAATGATCATGACTGAAGATCACAAAATTGATCTTCCCAAGGACAACCTTTTCCGGGGAGTCCTTCCATTCGAGTTCACAAGATCAGAAGACAACACCGGTGACGGCCACCTCGTGGGGCACTTCGCAGTGTTCAACCGCTGGGCCAAGATCGACTCGTTTTTCGAGGGCACCTTCATGGAGCGCATCGCGCCCGGAGCCTTCAAAAAGACGATCAAGGAACGCGCCGACAAGATCAGAGTGCTTTTTCAGCACGGACGCGACAACCAGATCGGTGATAAGCCGATTGGGACCATCGAATCGCTCGCAGAAGATGATCAAGGTGCCGCGTACGACGTAAAAATGTTCGATGTCGGTTATGTCCGTGATCTTTTGCCGGGCCTTCAGGCCAACCAATATGGCGCGAGCTTCCGGATGCAGGTTTTGCACGAAGAACTTGATGCAGAACCACAGCCCAGCGAGGACAATCCCGAGGGTTTGCCTGAAAGAACGATCAAGGAAATCCGGCTTTATGAGTTCGGGCCCGTCACCTTTCCGGCGTACGCCGAAGCGACTGCCGGAATTCGATCACTCACTGACGAGATGGTCGAGTGGGCGATCAAGCAACACCCCGAGCGGGCACGACAGCTACTCGGACTCGACCCAAAGATGATCATTGGTGCCTCCGGCATCCAGAGTTTTAGTCTTCCCGCCGCTAATGGCGGGACCACGACCACAACCGTGGTCACCACACCAATTAGTGATCAAGGCACTTTAGAAGCCGATCATGAAACCACTTCGGACGAAGCCGGTTCCAAGATCACTTCACCGAGCCGCCGCGACCTTCCGCGATTGGTAATCCGCAAAAATCCAAACAAAGAAAGTGAGGTCTAGTCGATCATGACTATGACTCGCGACGAGCGGATGGCCCGTATCGATGAACTCAAGCGTTGGTTCGCTGAACAGGACGAAGAGTTTCGTGATGACGGCTTTACGCCCGAAGTGCAAGAGGCGTGGGATCAAAACCACGTAGAAATCAAAGATCACGAGCGGGTGCTGGAAAACCTCCGGCAGCGCGACGATCGTCTCCGCGAGATGGCCAAGGATGGTTCCGGCGATGCCGAGACCGGCGACGGCCGCAATGTTCAGAACTGGGGAAGTCACGCTCCGCAGTTGATCAGCCGCATGACCGAGCGTCAGGTTTACGAC